ATAGCAAACCCAAATCAATTTAACGACTTGAATGGTGCTTATAATGACTTATTTTATTTTGGAAGATATGGAGTATTTGATGTAAGTATTGGTAATACTATGTATTTTATTAACTTTGGTGCAGGTAGTCCTTTTGATTCTTCTGTGGGTACTGCAACCTTTAGAATTAATAGTTTTACAGGAACACTTATTGATAGTTTTACAGCAACTAAGGTTGGAGGTTGTTATCTTACAACAGCAACAGTTCAGTTTAAAGGATTGTTAGATGACGGTCCTGAGTTAACGGCAATGAGAACATTGAGAGAGCATTACAGAGGTGACGTGTATTACGATGATTTGATTGCAGAGTATTACCAAAATGCAGGATTAATTATTCAAGGAATTGAGAACAGCTTAGATCCAAGTGTTGACTACGAATTTATTTATCAAAGTGTTCTAAAAGTTAAAGACTACGTAGACCAATCTATGTGGATAGAGGGGTGGAATGAATATTACGAAACCTATTTAACTTTAAAAGCCAAATATATTATAAATGTTTAATGTTTATACACTTTAATAAAACTTGGCTTATAAAATCTTTATTATTATATTATTAGAAAATAAAGGTTATGTATTGGTTAGTAGAAACTAAAGATCAATTAAGAGAATTTTTTAATCAGGACTATAAAGAAGTCTTTGTTGAGATTATTCCTTATCATAACCATATTCATCCTGCTTTAAATGATGTATGTTTAGTCTATATTAGACCAACTTATGATTCTAAAGGATATATGTTTTGTATTGACCACAGTGAAACAATGTCACTTGGAAAAACATATCTTGAAAAATTATTAAAACATATAGACACAGTTTATGTTAGGGATAAAAAATCATTTCTATACTACTTTCAATTAAATAAAGTAACAGATATTTCTTCTATTAAACATATAGAAACACCATCTGAACCTGTATTTGATATTTTTTATAGGAAACATCCTAATAAAACAGATATTAATAAAATAATTCCTATAGTTAAGCATTATGAGGTTTGTGAGAATATTTATACTCAACTCCAACAAATTATATTGGACCCAAAACCAGAATATGTTAAATTTTATAATAAAGGTGCTTTAGCATTTTTTGGAATTGAAAAGAATGGAATTAAAATTAATGAAGACAAGTTTTATAAATACTATGAACCAAATAATAGCTTATACTCGATACACGATAGTAGGGTGTTTACTCAATATAACCTTAATACTACAACCAGACGCCCATCCAATGCATTTAATAGCATTAACTTCGCTGCTCTAAAGAAAGACAACCACTCAAGAGCAAGCTTTATACCACAAAACAATGAATTTCTTGAAATTGATATTTCTGCATACCATCCGACTTTGGCTGGACAACTGGTTTCTCATGAATTTAGTAACCCTGATATTCACGCTGATTTTGCTAGCATGTATGGCGTAGACTACGCTAAAGCAAAAGAACTAACATTTAAGCAGTTATATGGAGGAGTATTTGAAGAATACAAATCACTTCCATTTTTCCAAAAAATTCAAACATATGTTCAAAAACAATGGAAATTGTTTAATGAACAAGGCTTTATTAACGCCCCTATATCAGGTTATATGTTTAAAAAGGATTCATTAGAGAATATGAATCCACAAAAATTATTCAATTATATTTTACAAAACCTAGAAACATCTACAAACATAAGTATACTACTTAAGATTCATAAGATATTAACAGGTAAAAATACTAAAATAGTTTTATACACATATGACTCATTTCTACTTGATTGGGATGAAGATGAAGAGCAAGAATTAGAACAGATCAAAAATATATTTAAGGAAATGAAGTTATCAATAAAAATTAATGGAGGGAAGAATTATGACTTTTAAATCAAACTATGATATGTATGACGCGAACAACGCTAATATTAAGGATTTGAATAATAAGTTATTTTGCACATTCACAAGTGGTGAGGAATTAGATGAGTTGGTAAGTGAATTATCTACTGTCTACACTATCATGTACAACAAAATGTTTGTGTTATTTGTTAAAAGCACAAATGAATATGTTATCACATATAATGTCGATCAAGGTAATGTAAATTCAATCCCCGAGAATACAATTCTAGTTCATCGTAAAAAAGAAACCAATACACTTTATACTATAAACGCTCTAAATGAACTTATTAAAAAGTTGAATGGAGGAGTAGTTGATATGGCTTATAGAGTAAATTGGCCTCACTATAAAAATAGTATATTATTAACCCAACATAATGAATTAAAACAATTGAATACAAAGGTATTCAAGATCATTGAATTATAAGGTACGTAACGTTAAAGAAACACTACGAGAAAAGGCATTTTAAAAGCTTGTATTAGCTAACTTGGCCTATTAATAAAAATGTAGTATATTAAATAGTAACAATTTAAAACCAAATAAAAATGGACATCAATGCGATTAAACAGAGATTAAGCTCTCTACAGTCATCAGGCGCCAAGAAAGAAAAGGTTGACTATTCCAAGTATTATTGGAAGCCTAAAGCCGAAGGTAAGTATCAAATCCGAGTGGTACCTTCAGTATTAAACAAGAGTAACCCATTTCAAGAAGTGTTCGTACACTACGGGTTCTCAAAATTCCCAATTTATGCTCTAACCAACTGGGGTGAAAAAGATCCAATTGTTGAGTTTGCAAAATCACTTCGTACTACACAAGAAAAAGAAAACTGGCAATTGGCTAAGAAATTAGATCCAAAAATGAGAGTTTTTGCTCCTGTAGTTGTTCGTGGTGAAGAAGAAAAAGGTGTTCGCCTTTGGGAGTTCGGAAAAGAAATCTATATGCAATTATTAGGTATTGCTGAGGATGAGGATTATGGAGATTTCACTGACATCAACGAAGGACGTGACTTTACAGTTGATGTAGTAACAGGTGATATTGGTGGTCGTCAAGGATTGAAATCATCAATTCGTGTTAAACCTAAAACGTCACCACTAGGTTCTGATAAAGAAACTATCAAAATGTGGTTAACTGAGCAACCAAATGTTCTTGAGTTACAACGCAAAACTGCGTTTGATGATCTTAAAACTATTTTAGCTAATTTCTTAAACCCAGAGGTTGAAGAGACAGTAGCAGTTGAAGTAGATGAAGATGAAGATCCGATCATGGCTAAAGCACAAGAAGAGCCTAAAACAAACTATAGTTTAAAGGCAGCACCAGTAGCTAAGGTATCTAAAGCGGATAAGTTCGATGCTTTGTTTGACGACGAAGAAGAAGGCGAAGGCTCACCATTCTAAATAAATAAAAACTTATATGGCCAAAAAGAAAGAATCTTTAATGACAGCGGTCTCTGCTGAAATGAAAGCTAGTTTTAATCTAGATAAATTTAAAGAGAAAAAATTACTTAACACAACTGTTAAGTTTAAAGAACAAAGATGGATTCCATTCTCTGAAGCATTACAAGATTCAACTTCACTTCCAGGTGCAGCGGTAGGACATATTAATCTCTTAAGAGGACACAGTAACACAGGTAAAACAACAGCATTACTTGAGTTGGCAATTAATGCCCAGAAAATGGGCATTTTGCCTGTGTTTATTATTACAGAGATGAAATGGTCTTGGGAACATGCTAAACAAATGGGTTTCCAAGTTGAAGATGTTGTAGATGAATCAACAGGAGAAGTGTTAGACTATAAAGGATTCTTCCTATATACTGATAGAAGTTCATTAGGGACTATTGAAGATGTAGCAGAATTTATAGCTGACTTGTTAGATGAGCAAAAGAAAGGTAATTTACCTTATGACTTATGCTTCTTCTGGGACTCAATTGGCTCTATACCTTGTAAAATGAGTGTTGAACAGAATAAAAACAATCCAATGTGGAATGCAGGTGCAGTATCACAACAGTTTGGTAATTTTATTAATCAACGTTTCCCATTATCAAGGAAAGAATCATCACCATATACAAATTCAATGGTTGCAATTAATAAGATCTGGGTCGCACCAGCTGAAAATATGTTTGCTCAACCTAAAATGAAAATGAAAAACGGTGAGACAATGTTTTTAGACGCTTCAATTGTATTAACATTTGGTAATATTACTAATAGTGGTACAAGTAAATTAAAAGCAACTAAGGATGGTAAAGAAGTTGAATTCGCAGTTCGTACTAAAGTAGCAGTAGATAAAAATCATGTCACAGGATTACAAACTAAAAATACAGTTGTAGCTACAATACACGGTTTTATTCAAGATGATAACAAGGATATTGCTGACTATAAGAAACAACATGCTCATGAATGGGTGCATATTTTAGGTAGTATTGATGGAATTGGTCTCGCTGAAGATAAGTCCGAATGGGATGAGAGTAAAGAGAACATTACATTAATTGACGAAGAATAAAATGGATAAAAAAGATTTATTCCGGTTATTAGATAATATTAAACCAGGAGACGATGAAGAAGTCACAGGTACATTTTCAAAACATGATAAAGTATTAATTATAGATGGTTTAAATCTATTCTTAAGAAACTTCGCAGTATTGAATTATGTTAACCAGGGAGGAGTTCATGTTGGTGGTTTAGGTGGTTTTTTAAGATCATTAAGTTTTCTAATTAACACAAATAAACCTACATCTGTGTATATTGTATTCGACGGAGTGGGTTCTTCCATAAACAGGAAGAACTTACTCCCGGAATACAAATCAGGTAGGAATCAAACCCGAATGACTAACCATGATACATTTGATGATTTAGATGAAGAACATGAGTCTAAAGTAAATCAAATTTCTCGACTCATTCACTATTTAAGGTGTTTACCTGTCAATCTAATTATGCTCGATAAGGTCGAGGCAGATGACATTATAGCGCATTTATCCCGTTATATGGCCACTAAATACGACAGCAAATGCACAATTGTGTCGGCGGATAAAGATTTCTTACAACTAGTAGACGATAACATAACAGTTTATAGTCCTATGGTTAAAGAATATTATACACCAAAACTAGTAAAAGAAAAATTTGGCCTCCCAGCTCATAATTTTATCTTATATAAGACATTAATGGGTGATAATTCAGATAAAATACCAGGAGTACAAGGATTAGGACCTAAAAAGTTATTTAAATTGTTCCCTGAATTAGCAGATAGAGAAATGACTTTAGAAGAGGTTTTTGAAATAAGTGAGTCTAAATACAAAGACAATATTATTTATTCCAGGGTGGTTTTTAATAACGAGAGTATTAGGAACAATTATTTGATTATGGATTTAGGTAATCCGTTACTAGATGAGGGTGAAAAGAAGCATATTGAGAGTATAGTTGAACAACCAATTGAAAGAACAAAAGCAGCTGAGTTCATTAAGTTATATAACGAAGATGGGTTACATCATACAATCAAAAATGTAGAGTATTGGATTAGAGACACATTCAAAGTTTTAAACAGTTTTAAATAAATAAAAGTTATGACGTTAAGTACATTGTCCTCGTATGGAATACATTTCCAGACGAAAGTGATATCTTCCTTATTGACACATAAGGAATTTTTAGTCAACATACATGACATTATAAGCGAAGAGTATTTCGATAACTCAGCTCATAAATGGGTCATAAGTGAAATCTTAAAGTACTATGACAAATACCATACTACACCAAGTATGGAAGTCTTGAAAGTACAAGTAAAGAAAATCGATAATGAAGTTCTACAATTATCAATTAAGGAACAATTAAAAGAAGCATATAAAGCATCAGACGATGACTTAGCTTATGTAGAGGAAGAGTTTTCTAACTTCTGTAAGAACCAACAATTAAAGAAAGCATTATTAACATCAGTAGATTTATTAAACGCTGGTGACTATGATTCAATTAGAAACTTAGTTGATAACGCTTTAAAAGCTGGTGGTGATAAGAATTTAGGATTAGAATATAGTAAAGATGTTGAATCTCGATATAGAGAAGAAGACAGAAGCCCGATTGCTACACCTTGGCCTTTATTTAATGACCTATTACAAGGTGGTTTAGGTGAAGGTGACTTTGGATTAATATTTGGTAATCCGGGAGGAGGTAAATCATGGACATTGATTGCTTTAGGAGCACACGCTGTCCAATTAGGTTTTAATGTAATACACTATACTTTAGAGTTAGGTGAAAGTTATGTTGGAAGAAGATATGATGCTTGTTTAACAGGAATACCTGTAAATAACATTATGGGTTTTAAAGACCAAGTTGAAAAAGAAATACTTGAACTACCAGGTAACTTAGTTATTAAAGAATATTCACCTGGTAAAGCATCTATTTCAACAATAGAATCACATATTCAAAAATGTATTGACTTAGATTTCAAACCAGATTTGATTATTATCGATTACGTAGACTTACTTCGATCAAAAAGAAACAATCGTGAGCGTAAGGATGAAATTGATGATATTTATCTTAGTACTAAAGGTCTTGCTCGTGAATTGAAGTTACCTATTTGGAGTGTATCTCAAGTTAATAGAGCGGGAGCTAAAGACGATGTTATTGAGGGTGATAAAGCCGCAGGTAGCTATGACAAAGTCATGATTACAGATGTGGCTATTTCTCTCTCTCGTAAAAAAGAAGACAAAGTAGCTGGAACAGGTAGATTTCACTTTATGAAAAACAGATATGGAGGTGACGGTATGACATTTGGAGCTAAAATTGATACATCAACAGGTCGTTTCGAGATATTTAACGATTATGATGAAAATGAAGAATCATATACACCATCTAAACCTGTAAACAGTTTTAGTGAAATAAATAGCCTAGATCGAGACATTCTTCAAAAGAAATTTTTTGAACTACAATCTTGATGTTATATTAAAATTATATGATTACTAAAATAAGAAATTTTTACAAGCCGTTTGAGTACCAACAGGCGTTTGATTTTTATAAAGATCAACATCGCTCACATTGGTTAGCAGACGAAGTGCCATTAGCATCAGATTTAGGTGACTGGAAAGGCAAATTAACAGAACCTGAAAGGAATTTAATTGGAAACATATTAAAGTCATTTGCCCAAACAGAAGTTCATGTGAACGATTATTGGTCGACAAAAGTATCAGTATGGTTTCCAAAACCTGAAATTCAAGCAATGGCTCGTGTGTTTGCTGATTTTGAATCAATTCATGCTGAAGCATATGCTCGTTTGAATGAAGAATTAGGTTTAGATGATTTTCAAGCGTTCTTAGAAGATGAAACATCAAAAGCAAAAATTGAGCGTTTAATTGAAACACCAGGTGAAACATTAGAGGAAAGAGCATTATCATTAGCTATATTCTCAGCGTTCACTGAAGGAGTAAATTTGTTTAGTTCGTTTGCTATATTAATGAGTTTCCAATTAAGAAACTTAATGAAAGGAACAGGCCAAATTGTTGAGTGGAGTGTTAGAGATGAATCATTACATTCTAAAGCAGGATGTTGGTTGTTTAGAACATTACTTGAAGAACAACCTGAACTAAATAATAACAGACTAAGAGACGCAGTAATAGAAGCATGCCAAATATCAGTACAATTAGAATTTGATTTTATTGATAAGGCATTTGAAATGGGAGATGTTGATGGATTAAATGTTAATCAATTAAAGAATTTCATTAAAGCACGAGCTAACGAGAAAATGTTAGAATTAGGTTATAATGCAATTTATAATGACATTGATCCGGGTTTATTAAAACAAATTGAGTGGTTCGGTCATTTAACAAGCGGTAAAACGCATCAAGATTTCTTTGCGGGAAGAGTAACTAGTTACTCAAAGTCAACAGCAGATTGGGACGATTTATAAAAAACAAAAAATGAGTATACAAGTAGACACAGATGGATGGGTTAAAGGAAAGAACTACCCAAGTTGGATGGATGAGATTGCTGTTAGCATGATTTCAAAAGGTTATTTATTGCCTGATGAAGATGTATTTGACGCATATAAAAGAGTAACTAAATCAGCTGCTCGTAGATTAAAACGTAAAGACTTACAACCGTTCTTTTATGAGGCGATAGTCAAGAATTGGTTATGTTTAGCATCACCTGTATTATCAAACTTAGGTACAGAACGTGGAATGCCTATTTCATGCTTTGGTATCGATGTTGGAGACAGCATCGAAGGTATTGCAGATGCTAACTCTGAATTAATGAGACTATCATCTCAAGGTGGTGGTGTAGGTATTGGTTTATCTCGCATTAGAGGCCGAGGTAAAGCGATTAAAGACAATGGTGTATCTGAAGGTATTGTTCCGTGGGCTAAAATTTATGATTCAACCATTTTAGCTACTAACCAAGGATCAGTTCGTAGAGGAGCGGCATCAGTTAACTTAAATATTAATCACCCTGATGTTGAGGAATTTTTACAAATTCGTAGACCAAAAGGTGATGTTAATCGTCAATGTTTGAACTTACACCAATGTGTTGTTATTGATGACCAGTTTATGACTAACCTAGACAATAAAGAACCTAGAGCAATGAAGTTGTGGGGTGAGATTTTAAAAACACGTCTTGAGACAGGTGAGCCTTATATTATGTTTGAAGATAATGTTAATAATACAAATCCTGAAGCATATAAGAAAAATAACTTACATGTATCAATGACTAACATTTGTTCTGAGATTTCATTATATACAGATGAATTACATTCATTTATTTGTTGTTTATCATCTTTAAACTTAGCTCGTTGGGATGAATGGAAAGATTTTACATTTGAAAATGGAATGACATTACCTGAGTTAACTTGTTGGTTTTTGGAAGGTGTATTACAAGAATTTATTGATAGAGCTAAAAATGTTAAGTTTATGGAAAACACAGTTCGTTCTGCTACTAAAGGTAGAGCAATTGGAATTGGTGTTTTAGGATGGCATACATTTTTACAATCAAAGAATTTACCATTTGTAGGTATTCAAGCAACTGCTTATACAAGAATGATATCTGACTTTATTGAGAAAGGCGCTTTAAAAGCATCTCACGACCAAGCAGAATTATATGGTGAGCCAGAATGGTGTAAAGGCACAGGTATGAGACATACTCATCACTTAGCAATTGCACCTACAGTATCAAACGCTCATATTTCAGGAGGTGTATCACCTTCAATTGAACCTATTCCTGCTAATGTTTATAATTTGAAAACAGCGAAAGGTGTATTCATTAAGCGTAATAAAATATTAGAGGAATTACTTGAAACTAAAGGATATAACATTGATAGTGTTTGGGAACAAATTCTAAAAGACCAAGGTTCAGTTATTAATGTTCCTTCTTATATTTTAACTGATGAAGAAAAGGAAGTATTCTTAACATTCAAAGAAATCAACCAATTAGAAATTGTAAGACAAAATGGTGTTAGACAAGAATATGTAGACCAAGCTATCTCATTAAACTTATGTTTTGATCCAAATGATACTCCAAAATGGATTAGCCAAGTACATAAAGAGGCTCATAAACTAGGGATTAAAACATTATACTACTTACGTACTGAATCAGTATTAAGAGGAGATAATTTACAGCGTTTATCGGAATGCATCAGTTGTGAAGGATAATATATTTATAGTAAATAATTCTTAATAAAAATGAAACTATCACAACTAAAACAAATCATCAAAGAAGAAATTCAAAATTCTTTAAAAGAAGCACCTGCTACCCCAGCATTAAAACCTTTAGATTTTACTAAACTTGATAATATATTTAATGTATTAACAACACCTCAACCAGGTTTAAGTAAAGAAGAGAGTGGTTATGAAACTATATCTGACGAAAAACCAGGCTCTTTTAAATATGTGACAAAGTTTCTTCAGAAATTAGCTGATGCTCATGCTAAAGGAGATAAAAAGTTTATAGATTTTATATCTAAAAATACAGATACTTTCCCACCTTCAGTAACAGTTGAGGATGATATTACTGATTATCTTAAAGATAAAAATTTAGCAAAACAGATTCAGAAGCTTAATGATATTTTTTATGGTATAGATTACAATCTTTACGAAATTGAACCAGATGATGTTATAAGATCATATAATGAATTAGCGGATTTTGTTAATAAATTTGGTACAACCAAAGATGTAGGTTCTAACTCTAGAGATGATGCAAAAGCTTGGCTCGCGGCAAAGAACGCGCCAGCTAGCCCTGCGAAAACATACACTGGTAGTGACATGGCTAAATTAGTTAACTCACCAGATTTTGATCAAAAATACACTATAACCACTAACGCTAAAGGTGAAATGGTTATTACTCCTAAGAAGTAAGTTGTTATGAAACTATCTCAACTAAAACAAATCATCAAAGAAGAAATTAAAGATTCTTTAAATGAAGCTAGTAATCTAGAATCTAAAGTAGCTGATTTATATGGATATGCTGGTGTAAAGACTCAGTATGATGATGATATGGTTAAGAGATATGGTCAAAAAGTAATTGACCTAGCTGTAGAAATGGCTCCAAAAATATTAGCATATGAATCTGAACTTAAGAACATAGTTAAGCAAATGGAAGCATCACCAGAAGCAAAAATGCTGTTAAGAGCTATGTCAGAAGCTCGAGGATATAGTGGAGGCAGATCATATGTATCTTTAGGAGATTTAATTAACCGATACACAAAAGACTAATATGAAACTATCACAACTTAAACAAATCATCAAAGAAGAGATAAACGAACTTGGATTTGACTACCCAGGTAAAGAACAAACTCCTTCAGCATATCAAAACGGTATCATGGATACTTTAAAAGCTATACAACAATTAGGAGTAAATGTTGATGTAAATGCTGTAATGGATATACTTTACCCAGATGATGAAAGTCCTAAAGATGAAAATCCAATAAATGAAAACTATGTGCTAGATGCTATGGGTACTGTGCTAGTAGGAGGTGTTGGATTAGTATTAGCAACAGCTGGTATTGTTGGTGGTACTGCTTTAGCTCTAGATAATATCCAATATGGTCCAATAGGTGATACTATTAGAAAATTAAAAAACAAAATAAGTGATCGTAAATTTAATAAGTATATTAGACCAATACTCCTTCGTTTTAAAAACGATCAAGTATTACAAGATATGTTTGAAAAATATAACTCAGCATCCTCCTTTGAATTTGATGCAATTAGAAAAGAAATTGCTGACTATATTGAAAGTAAACTTTCATCTAGAGAGTTAAAATATATTAAAGATGTTGTTGATTCATTACATATGTCAGATCTATCTAAATCATTTAAACAAGAAGATGATATGATTTAATAATCTAGTAACATATTACATTTAAAGTTTGGCCTTCGGGCCATTCTTTGTTATATTTAAGATATGAAAGTAGGAGCACTAGTAGAATGTATCAACGATACATGGAAACAAAAAACAATAGAAACTGTACCTAACCGTCCTATCAAAGGAAAGTATTACACAATTAGGACAGCTAATCAATATCCTCATGGTATTGGTGTTACTTTAGAAGAAGTAACTAATGCTAGAACAGTTCAATATCAAGGTCAATTATTAGAACCTAGTTTTGATGCTGAACGTTTTAGAGAGTTAACTGACTTACCTGACATTGAGGAATTATTAGAAGAAGTATTTGCAGGCGAATTAACAGAAAAATAATGGTTACAGTAGAACAAGTTTTGAAAGAATTTAATCCTATATTTGGGATTGAAGCACCACCTAAACCAGCTAAACTAGCTAAGTTTAATGTATTTTATTGGCATAGACGATACCAAATTCATAAACCATTAGGAGCTAAAGCTCGTATTGACGAGAAAATGAAAAATGGTGACTTTGAATACTCACCTTACGCCAAGTATATCAATTATGAGTACTGGTGGATGGCTGAAGAAATAGCAGAAATACGTAACAGTGATAAAGGTTTTGAAGTAAAACAAGAACATGAACGTAATGCTATCAAAATGTATAATAGACGTATTGAAAATCTAAGAAAAGATTTTGAACGTGATGAAAAAGAACGTATGAGTAGTCTAAAATACAGTCTAAAACATTGGATTGGTGGTACCACAGAACAAGTACATACATTCATTTATGAACATGCAGAAGGTACTACTGAGGAATTGATTCAACAGTATAAAAAATGGTTACAAAATAGACCAGAAAATGATCTTCCTTATTAAGAAAGATAGTTTGGCAATAAAAAGAAATATATTTATATTAAATAAGTTATGAAAATAAAAGTCTCACATGAAGTACCATTAGCAGTACTAAACGTCTCACAAACATTCAATGATTACGATTATTGTTTGCCTCACTTACTAGATAGTGAGTATGAATATTTTAAGTATTTTGACCAAGCAAAGAAAGATGGTCGTTACATTATCATGGATAATAGTTTACATGAACTAGGACATGCTTATGATACTGAACGTCTATTACATTGGGTTAATTACTTTGAACCAAATGAATTTATTGTACCTGATGTATGGCAAGATATGCAAGCATCTATTGATAATGCTGCAGAATGGGCTAAAATTAAGTTACCTTACTATACTACTAAAGTAGCGGTTGTTCAAGCAACTAATATTGAAGAAGCAGCTGAATGTTATTTAAAATATAAATCATTAGGTTATAAGAAAATAGCATTTTCATATGGTGCCGGGTATTATAAAGAGCATTTTACTCATATATTACCAGCAATTTCTACTGCAATGGGTCGAGTAAATGTTATAGGTAAGTTGTATAATAGCGATGTTATTCAATCTACTGATAGAGTTCACTTACTTGGATGTGCTGCTCCTCAAGAGTTTTTATTCCACCAGAATTACCCATTCATTGAAAGTATAGATACTTCAAATCCAATTATGGCTGCGATGGAAGATAAAATGTATAAAGAACATGGTTTGGATGAGAAACCAATTACTAAAATTGACCATGTTATGAATCGTGCCTCTGAAGATATTAACTGGTATGCTTTACATTACAATGTAAATAAATTTAGAAAAATTAACCGTTTAGATAAAATTATAAAATAAGAGTTATGGAAGATGTATGGCATGGGTTAGTAGCCCCTACACAAGGAAATTTGTATGAACAAGAATGGAATGATGCTATAAAAAAGCTAAAGAAAGGTCGTCTTAGCTTGTCAAACGAGGATACAGATATTATATTACAAATAGCAAATAAATTATGAAGAAACAAGCAGTATTATCATTAAGTGGAGGAATGGATAGTTCTACACTATTGCTTCATCTCCTCGCCAATGGCTATGAAGTTACAGCATTATCATTTGATTATGGACAAAAACATAATATAGAATTAGAGCGCGCTAAAGATTTAGTTAAATACATTAATGGATATTGTATTTTAGATGAAGAGTCTAAAACAGCAGAATACCCATATTATATAAAACATCAAATAATCAAACTAGATGGCCTATCTGAACTATTAAACTCAGCATTAGTAACTGGAGGTGAAGAAGTACCTGAAGGACACTATGCTGAAGAGAATATGAAAGCAACAGTAGTTCCTAATCGTAATAAGATTTTTAGTTCTATTATTCAAGCAGTTGCATTATCAATTGCTGAACAAAAAGATACTGAATGCGCTATTGCAATGGGAATACATGCAGGTGATCATGCTATTTATCCTGATTGTCGTCAAGAATTTAGAGATGCTGATTTTGAAGCATTTAAGATGGGTAATTGGGGTGCTGAAAAAGTATATCATTATACACCTTATTTACATACTGATAAGTTTGGTATTTTACAAGATGGTAATTCATGTGTTGAATGCTTAGGCTTAGACTTTAATGAAGTATACAAACGTACAAACACATCATACAAACCAATTTATTACTTTTTCAGCTGTTACAGTGATTACAAATCAGCATCATCAGTAGAACGAGTTGAAGCATTTATGAAACTTGGAAAACCAGACCCAGTTGAATATGCTGATGAGACAGGTCCTGTAAGTTGGGAAACAGTAGTAGAACATGTAGAAACAATTTTAAATAATCACAATAATGCCAACATCTAAAAAACGAGGTGGGAAGAAAGCCCATAACAAGCGAGTTACAAAACGTAATGAAACAACCGCTAAAAATAGATTAATCATGGAACGTAAGTTTATGGCTATGTTAAAAGAGCAAATCCAACGACAAAACCCAGAAACAGAAGATAATGCTTAAATCTATGAAATACCCAGATCCTAAAAAACATCAACAAATTAGTTTCGCTAAATCATTTTTACGATTAGCAGGATATGTATTATTATTTATTAACTTACCTATAGCTGCTAGTGTATTAATAGCTAGTGAAATATTAGGTATAATCGAAGAATTAGTATGAAAGAATTATTTTACTACACAGCAAATTGGTGTAATCCATGCCAAACCTTAGGCCCAATTATGGATGAAATTGCAAGACAAATCCCAGTCCGTAAACAAAATATTGATTACACTGATCCATCATTATTAGAGGCTGCTAATGTACGAAATGTACCTACAGTTATCCTAGTAGAAAATGGACAAGAACTAAAACGTTTTACAGGAGTAAAATCACACTCACAAATTATAACTTGGTTAAATGAAGGATAATATGAAAACAAAATTCCAATCAACAAAAATATTTGATGGGTTTAGTACTGTATTTCGTCAATGGAGAGCAGATGGAACACACTGTCAATTTCTACATGGTTATGGTATTTCATTTAAAATTACATTTGAAGGTGAATTAGATGAGAGAAATTGGGTATGGGACTTTGGTGGTATGAAAAGAGCTAAAGGTACTATTGATGGTATGAATCCTAAAGCATGGATGGATCATATGTTTGATCATACTGTAATTATGGCTGAAGATGACCCTTATTTAGAATTATTTGAAGACATGGATAAAAATAAACTTATCCAATTAAGAGTAATACCAGCTACAGGAGCAGAACAGTTTGCTAAATACATTTACGATAAAGTAAATAAATTTGTATTAGAAGAAACAAATAATAGAGTACGTGTTGTTCAAGTAGAATTCAAAGAGCATAATAAAAACTCAGCTATCTATGGAGAAATATAATATGGAAACTCCGTATTTAATAAAACAACCTATTTTTAAAGATAATAGAGGATTATTTACCCCAATTGAATTAAATGATAATTGGACTCAATCTAATGTTATTGTTAATAATAGTATTTATACTTTTAGAGGAATGCATCTACAATCTTCTCCTAAACAACAAAGTAAATTATTATTTGTAATCCAAGGTAGGATAGTAGATATAATTATTGACCTTAGAAAAGATAGTGAGACTTATAAAAAAGTAGATTCATTTGTTCTAGAAGAAGGAGATGGATTATATGTTCCTAAAGGATATGCTCATGGGTTTTTAACTTTAACTCCTAATTCTATAGTTAATTATTTAGTAGATGAAGAATACTCACCTAAAAATGAAATAAATATATTATGGTCCTCAATACCAGAAGTTAAGTCTATTATAGATAGATTTTGCTTCAATAATATAGATAATGATGTTGTTTTTAGTGATAAAGATAAACAAGGAATCAATTTAAACGAAATATTATGAAACCAGGAAGAATAGAAGATTATAATAAAAAATTACCTATTGTAGAGTTATACACAGCTGTACAATCTGAAGGTAGTAGAGCTGGGATGCCTACAGTAGTTATTAGAACTACAGGATGTACTCACAGATGTTGGTTTGGAGATGGTGGATGGTGTGATAGTTGGTATACAAGTATTCATCCTGAAAAAGGAAAATATACGTTTAACGATATTATTGCTATTTATGACAATAACCCATTCATTAGAGAAATGATGCTAACAGGTGGTTCACCTACAATGCATCCTGACTTAGTAAATGAATTAACCCATTTAGCAGAAAAACGTGGCCTATTTATCACAATTGAAACAGAAGGTTCTCATTTCATTGAAACTGACTACCCTATTGGTCTTATATCTCTTAGTCCTAAGTTTAGTAACAGCGTTCCTGCAATTGGGACTATTACTCCGCAAGGTAAAGTTGCTGACCAAAAAATGGTGGACCAACATAACAAATTTCGTCTCGATAAAGAAGCGATAAAAAAGACATTAGAATACCATCATGACTATCATTTCAAACCTGTTTGTAATCCTATTGAAATGTCTGAAGCATGGACTGAGATTGAAGCGTTTAGAGTTGAAATGGATATTCCAAAACGTAAGACTTGGTTAATGCCTCCTGGTGATACAAGAGATGAATTAATTCGAGTATATCCTATGGTGATGGACTTTTGTAGAGATAATGGTTATAATTTTACAGGTAGAGAACATATTATAGCATTTGACACTAAAAGAGAAGTATAATGGATAAAAAATTATTAACTGAAGCATTAAAAACAAAAAATACTGTTACATTCTTCTACGCTGATTGGTGTGGAGGATGTAAAGTAGCTAATCCTATGGTTCAAGAAATCGCTGAAAAACTTGGATTTGAAATTATTAATATTAATGAAAATGAGGAATTAGAAACAGCGTTTGCTATAGATTATTACCCTCACGTAATATTATCCAACAAAGGAAAAATTAAACATTACCCAGGGTTACATTCAATAAAAGAGTTACATGAAAGTATTATTTGAAAATGAAGTCATCGAGGCAAGAATTGATTTCTTAGCTACACAAATTTTAAATCGCCATAAATCAGAAAAAATTCCTATTGTTTTAGTATGTGTACTAAATGGTGGATTTGTTTTCTATTCTAAACTAGCTGAAAAATTATCTTCACTAGACCCAGAATGTGATTTTGTAAAAGTAAGGTCATATGAAGGTAGAGAACGAGGCGATTTAAATATGATACTAGACAAATCAGTAGATGTCACTAATAAACATGTTTATATTGTAGATGACATCTACGACTCAGGAATAACAATGAATGCATTAGCAAATCATTTTTATCAATTTGACCCAGCAAGCGTCCAAATAGTTACTCTGATTAAGCGTTACATCAATGAAGTAAATATACCTGTAGGTTCACTTTATGGATTTGAAATTACAGATGAATGGGTTGTTGGATTTGGAATGGATGATGATTTAGGTAAAAAGAGAAGTTTGCCATATATTTTGGCTATCTAGAAATAAATTAATATATTAGGTTATATGGAAAATAATAGAAGAAAATTTCACAACGATATTGAGTGTGTGAAGACAGGTTTAGCAAATGGTGCTGCCGCAGATCGTCCATTAACGGATGATGAAAAACAATCAATGATTGAAGAAGCCACAGTACATTTTGGTAATTTCTTATCAGCATTAAAATGTGACTGGCAAAATGATCCTAACTCAGCAGATACACCTCGCCGTGTAGCTAAAGCATATGTTAATGATTTATGGGCTGGTCGTTATAATGGATTTACTGACATTACTTCATTCCCATCAGATGGTTATGATGGAGTAATTATTGAACGTAATATCAATTTAACTTCAATGTGTTCACATCATCACCAAACAATTAGAGGTGTAGTTCATATTGGTTATATTGCAGGTGCTGAAGGTCGAGTAATCGGTTTATCAAAACTAAATCGCATTGTAGAACATTTTGGTCGTAGAGGAGCTATCCAAGAACAATTAACAGCAGCTATTCATCAAGCAGTAAATAAAGTTTGTGAAGAGAACTTAGGTGTTATTGTAACTGTAGTTGCTACTCACAATTGTGTTAGTTGTAGAGGTATTAAACATCAAGGTGCAGCAATGGTCACTACTAAAGCATCAGGTGTGTTTATGGAAAACGATAATTTAGCACGTAAAGAATTTTTTGATTCACTTAAAATAAATAATGGTCATGTCTCAATCTAAAGAAAATTATGTTCCATTTGTTAGCGAGGTAGAGGAATTTAACGCTACAATGGGTAAACCAAATAATTATGAACCTACTATTCCACCTAAAGATGAGTGGATGTTTGTTTATAATTTTATTCTAGAGGAACTAGAAGAATATAAAGACGCTTGTGAAACAGGAAATGTTGTAGAAGTATTAGATGCACTTTGTGATATTACTTATGTGTCACTAGGTAATGGAGCTATGCTTCATGGTCTAAAAGATCAAATTTTACCTGCATATGCTGAGGTTCAAGCTTCAAATATGAGTAAAGTTTGTAAAACAGAAGAGGAAGCTAACTTTACAGTTCGTGTTCGAGAACAAGAACAAGGTGAAAAATGCCACTATGAAAAACAAGGTGATTATTATATAGTGTATCGTTCTCGAGACCGTAAAGTAATGAAGTCAATAAACTATTTTAGACCGAATCTTAAACAGTTTTTAGATAAATAAATGTATCAAGCAATATACTACGACTTTCAAACCTACACCTACCATTTACGAGACGATAAGCAAGGCTGGATGGATTTCCAATTCCAGCCTACTTACTGGAAAAGAGTAAATGAATGGCAAGATGGAGCTAAACCTGTATTAACAGGTGGATGGGCTATACCTACTAAAAAATTAGACAAAAACGATCCTGATTTATTAGAAAAAGATATTGATAAGTCATTGTATGTGTTACGAGAATTATATTACAAATTTGATGATGTAGTTCCTTCTTGGCATAACATAGTTTATATAGATATCGAGATTGAAATGGGAGGTGCATTAACACCTGAGTATATTAGGTCCGCTCCTATGCCTTTAACATCTATAGCTTTAATAGACATGACTACTAAACAGAAGATATGTTTTATTGTTGATAAGTCAAAACAAATACCTGAAACGAATCAGGATGGTAAAATAATTATACCTTGTGGTTCAGAACGAGAGTTAATAGGTAAGTTTTTATCCAAGTATGAAGAGTTAGATCCCACCATATTAGTCGGCTATAACTCGGCATACTTCGACTTACCATACTTATACTACCGAATGTCACAAGTTGTAGGTGCAGACGAGGTAAGCCGTTTATCTCCGATAGGTAGAGTTGAAGCACGTGATTTTAATGGTGAAAACCAAGTTAAAATTGGAGGTGTGAATCATTTAGACTATATGTTACTTCATAAGAAGTACATTATGAAAGAGGAACCATCATATAAATTAGGTGACATTGGAACCAAATATGTTGGGTTAGGTAAAATTGAATATGAAGGCAATTTGAATACATTGTTTAAAAATGATTTAAATACTTTTATTGATTATAACTTACGAGACGTTGAGATTCTAGAAAAACTAGAAGATAAATTAAAGTTTATTGAATTAACAGTTATGATCTCTCATATCTGTAATATACCTTATGAGTCAGTCTATTATAACACTGTAATGAATGAAGGTGCTATATTAAAGCATTTGAGACGTGAAGGTATTATTTCACCTAATAAACCAACAACTCATAATCTGTCTCGTAAAGTAGCCAACTCAACATATGCTGGTGGTTACTTATTAGAACCAATACCAGGTCTATACTTTGATGTAATTGACTTAGACTTTACTTCACTATATCCTTCAATCATTAAATCACTTAATTTAGGAATTGAAACATTAGTAGGTAGAATTGTTACTTTAAATCCTACCTATGAACAAAATCATAGTTTAGAAAAACTTAAAGAACGAGATCCTAATGAAGTAGTAACAGTTGAAAAACTAAATAAAAAGAACTACACATTACAAGCAGCTCAAATATCAATTGGTAAGTTAATTAAACTAATTGAAGATAATGAGTTCACACTATCAGCTTCAGGCGCTATGTTTAGAACTGATGAACAAAGTGTAGTTGCTAAAATTTTAGAAGGCTGGTTTGATAAACGAGAACATTATAGAGGTTTAAAGAAAACAGCGGGTAAATCTGAAGACTGGGTTAACTATAAATTATATGATTTGTTTCAACACTCATTTAAGATCTTACAAAACGCTATGTATGGTACATTTGCTAAGAATGGATGGAGATATACAGATGGACATTTAATTTGTAGTGCTGCTATTACTAACAGTGGTCAAAGATTAACTCAAGAAAGTATTATATTTGCTAATGATAAACTAAACACTGAATTAAAATCAGATAAACAATTTATTTGTATTAGTGATACTGACTCTATGTATATTGAATTAGGTGATTTATTAAAACATAGATACCCTGACTCAACACCTGACCAGAAAGATGAATTAATATTAAAAATGGCTACTGAAATTCAAGATGAGTCAAATTACTACTTGAATGAATTATGTAAGAAAGTATTTAATATTAATCCTAAAAAACATTATTTTCAATTAAAACAAGAGGTAATTGCTAAAGGTATCTTAGTTACAGGTAAGAGAAGATATGCAATGTATATTACTAACAAGGAAGGTGTTGCTGTTGAAGAGTTAGACATGAAAGGACTTGAATTAATGAAGTCTAACATGAATAAACGATTTAAAGGATTTGGTGAACAATTTATTAAAGATATTTTATTTGGTAAAGCCAAAACAGAAATAGACCAGACAATAATTGACTTCTATAAATTAGTTAAGACACTAGATCCTCGAGAATTAGGTAAACCAACAGGTGTAAAACAAATAGCATCATATAGGAACGCTCCTAGAGCAGGTGAAATGTTTAGTACATTCAGATTAAAAGCACCTAGTAATACTAAGGCAGCTGTTCGTTATAATGACTTATTAAAGTTTAAACGTTTAGATAAACAATACGAATCAGTAGTAGAAGGTGATAAAATATTCATTATTAACTTAAAAGCTAATCCTTATAAGTTAGATACAATAGGATTACCAAATGCTAAAGTACCTGATGAGATTGAAAAGTTTGTTAAGACATATATTGATGTAGATGAAATTTTTGAATCACTACTATTAAACAAATTAAAGGAACTTTACAAGGACTTAAAATGGGATTTTCCACCTTTGAATGCAAATGTTAATAAATTCTTTGCCTTCTAAAAAATCTTTATTATATTACAAATATGATATCAAAATTACAACTACAAGCAATTATTGAAAAGTACCATTTAAATGGTCAAATTGAAAATGTTAAATGGGAAATAGACGCTGATGGAAAGCTAACTATTAACTTTACAGCTCCTACTCGTGAGATGTTAGGAACAGTAACTTATAATGGTTTTCCATTACCTGAATCTGAAATTGGAATTAATAACACTACACAACTAGATAAATTATTATCTATTACAGGTGGTGATTTAGATCTTGGTTATGCTAAAGAAGGTAGAATAATATCTAAATTATTAATAGCAGATAATCAGTTCAATCTAGATTATGCCTTAGCTGACTTATTAACCATTCCTAAAACAGGTAAATATAATGGTTCTGAGGATCATGAGATTCAAGTACCAATTGATGATGAAGTAATAACCGCGTTAGTTAAAGCTAAAAACGCGTTAACAAATAGTGATAATGTTGTTGTTAAGTTAGGTTTAAACGGTTTAGAGTTCACTTTCGGAGGCGATGTTGAATATGCTAATAAAGTTACTTATTCCATTCAAAATCCAACAATAAATGTACCTTCAACATTTAATTTAGTATATGGTTCTGATCTGTTAAAGGAAATATTAGTTGCTAATAAAGGTTCTGAGTCTGGTATTTTGTATATAAATTCAAATGGTTTAATGAAACTAACATTCTCTCACAAAGAATTACAAAGTACTTACTATATTGTTGCAAAAGAACAATAATTCAACATATTTATAATAAAGCTTGGCTACCCAAGCAAAAAATGTTATATTACAATAAAATAAAAGTTATGGAAAAAAACGATTTATCGTCAGTTACACTGATCAAAGATCCGTCAATCGAACCGTATTTCATCGGTCGCGACGCAAACAGCTACACAATTTATGAAACTGTCTACCCAGGTACAAATACTAAGGGAAGAGGTCGCAAAACACGGACTAAAGAAGCAGTCAAAGCCGTTTCATTCCATACTAACTTTGGCTCAGCATTAAGTTCAATTGCTAAGTTAAAAGTAGAAAAACGTCAAGTATATGATACTATTCATGAGTATATTACTGAATGGAGACGAGTAAAAGAAGAAATCAATCAAATAGTTAATTTTTAATATGAAACAGTTACAAGCAACGTTTAACGCGGTTATCATTAAACCTCGTGAAGAAGAAGAAGGAATGTTCGGTTCTATCATTGTACCCGATATGGGTAAAGAAAAAGCGCTTATTGGTACAATCGTATCTGTAGGCCCAGGTCAATCATCATACTCAGGAGCATTTATTCCTACAGTATTAGAAGTAGGAATGGAAGTAATGTTACCAAGTATGGGTCCAAACAAAATTGAATTGGAAGGACAAGAGTATTGGGTATGCCCTGAAAATCAAGTATTAGCAATCATTAAAACAACAGAACAATAATATGAGTAAAATTATCGAATTCGGTCCTGAAGCAAGGAAAAAACTCGTAACTGGTATTGACAAACTAGCAAACGCAGTTACGTCTACATTAGGTCCAAATGGTCGTAATGTGGTTATCGCAAATCAAAATGGTTACCCTCAATCAACAAAAGATGGTGTAACTGTAGCTAAAAACATTTCACTTGAAGATCCAATTGAAGAATTGGGTGTACAACTTGTAAAACAAGCAGCTATTAAGACAGCTGAAGGAGCAGGTGATGGTACAACTACATCTACATTGTTGGCTCAAGAAATGGTTAAAGCCGGTTTAATGCACTTAAACAATGGAGTAAATGCAGTATCTATCAAGCGTGATATTGATGCCGCAGTTAAAGATGTAGTTGCAGAATTACGCAAAGGTATTTCACAAGACATTAGCTCTGAAGATCAATTGAAACAAGTAGCTACTATTTCAGGTAATAATGATCCTGAAGTAGGAGAGTTGATTGCAACAGCAATGAATAAAGTAGGTCGTGAAGGAGTAGTTTACATTGAAGAATCTAAATCAGGTGAAACATATCTTGAAACAGTAGAAGGTATGCAATTTGATCGTGGTTACAAATCTCATTACTTTGTTACAGATAACAATACAATGAGTTGTACACTTGAGAATGCTATGATTTTGATTGCGGATAAGAAATTTACTTCAATTAAAGAATTATTACCACTATTAGAAAGTGTATCTTCACAAGGTAAATCATTACTTATTATTGCAGAAGACATTGATGGTGAAGCATTAGCTACACTTATTGTTAATAAAATGAGAGGCACAATTAAAGTAGCAGCAGTTAAAGCTCCTGACTTTGGTGATCGTAGAAAACTTATTTTAGATGATATTGCAATTTTAACAGGAGGTGAGGTATTTAGTACTGATAAGGGTATGAAATTAGATCGTTTTGATTCAAAATGGTTTGGTGAAGCCCGATTAGTTACAATTACAAAAGATGAAACAACAATCGTTGACGGAAGAGGAGAATCTGAACGAATACAAGCACGTATTGAAGAGTTACAGCTCCAAATCGAAAAAGCAAAAACACCTTTCGAACAAGAAAAACTACAAGAAAGACTCGCGAAATTTGTCGGAGGAGTAGCTATTGTTCATGTAGGTGGAAATACAGAAACTGAGGTCAAAGAAAAGAAAGACCGAGTTGATGATGCGCTTCAAGCAACTAAAGCCGCAATTGAAGAAGGTATTGTTCCTGGAGGTGGTGCTGCTTTATTATATGCTCGTGAAGCAATTAAGAATCGCAAATCAGTAGGTGGAGCAATTGTCTATACAGCATGTGGTGCTCCATTTATGAAAATTCTTACTAACGCTGGTTCTACAGAACAAGAGGCTTATTATTTGATTAATAAGTTAGGTGGTAGTGATAACTGGAAAGGATATAATCTATTAACTGAGAAATTCGTTAACATGAAAGACGCGGGTATTATTGATCCAACTAAAGTTACTCGTACTGCAATTGAGAACGCAGCATCAGTAGCTGGAACAATTCTGTTAACAGAATGTACTGTCGTAGATAAGCCTGAAGATAAAAAACAGGATGATATGATGGGTGGAATGGGAGGTATGTTCTAATGGCTACCGAAGTCAAAGAAGAATTAAAATTGATCGCTGAGCGATACCCACCGGGAGACCAGTGGGTATTGTTAAGTGATCCTAATCATGTGTATAAATCATTAACAGAAGCATTAGAAGGTTATTTTGAAGAAGCTGGAGGACTATCATGTGATTTTAGATTGTCACCTATGAAAGGTAAATTATATGCTATTGATAGTGTAGTGGTTGAAAAAGCAACACCACCCCCACCTCCTCCCCCAAAGAAATTTAACATGTACGGAGACTATTGATATGTATAATAAAAATAAAACTAATACTATGAATAAAGAATTTCTTAAAATGCAAAAATTGGCTGGTTTAATTACTGAAAACCAGTATGACGAAGATGAATATCCTAGACTTGATCAAGAAACATACATGGAGTTTTTAAATGCATGTTTTGAGTGTTTCGATAATGGTGCTAATGCTTATGATGATAGCACTTGGACTGATGATGAAAGAGACTTAGCACAAAATCTTGCTAATGTTATAGGAAGAGCTGGGATTGATATTTCTTAATTATGAAAGTATCTGAATTAAAACAAATCATCAAAGAGGAAATCGTTAAAGCATTAGCTGAAAACGAAATTAAGCCAACCCATAGATCTAATGTAGATTGGTACTATGTTGAAGAATATAGTGACTACCCTGGACCTAAAGGTAGAACAGTCCCTAACGCTAGGGAGTATGATGATCCTACTGGATATGATGGAACTGAACTCTATGTACCTGAAGGAACTGTAGGATATATCAAAGATGGTAAATTTATAGTAGCCTCAGGAAAAAGAGAAGGTAATGATGTTGAATACAAAGCTGAATACTTTGATAAAATATAAATAGTCTTTAAAAACATATTATATTAAAATTTGGCCTTCGGGCCATTTTTTATTATATTTGGTTATATGAAAGAAAATAGTTTATTTGTAGAAAAATATAGATCTAAAACATTAGAAGACTATATTGGTAATGAGCAACTAAAATCTATTGTTGCCCAATATATTAAGAAAAATGATTTACAAAACTTACTATTGTATGGTACACCTGGAACAGGCAAAACAACATTAGCTAAATTAATTGTAAATAACTTTGATTGTGATTTCCTCTATATTAATGCTTCAGATGAAAGAGGTATTGATACAATTAGAGATAAAGTTCAAGGTTTTGCTTCAAGTGCTTCATTTAAACCAATTAAAATTATTATCTTAGATGAAGCTGATTTCTTAACTATACAAGCACAAGCATCACTTCGCAACATTATTGAGACATATTCTCGTACTACTAGATTTATTTTAACATGTAATTATCTTGAACGTATTATTGACCCACTTCAATCACGTTGTCAAGTATTAAAAATTACACCTCCATCTAAAAAAGAAGTAGCAAAACATATTGCTGGTATTTTAGATAAAGAAGACATCCATTACACATTAGATGATCTAGCCCTAGTAGTTAATAAACATTACCCAGATGTTAGAAAAATACTTAATACTTGTCAAGTAAATACTGTTGATGGGGGTGCTAATGACTTATATCTTAAAATAGATAAAACAATATTATCATCAAACAGTTATAAAGATGGAGTATTAAAGGAACTTAAATCACCAACTAAATCTAGTTTTAAAAACATCAGACAAATACTTGCTGATAGTAATTTGGATGATTTTGAAGAGATTTATAGATTCCTATATGATAGTTTAGATGAGTATGGTAATAATGATCTATCAAAAGCAATGATTGTTATTGAAATAGAAAATTATATGTACCATGCTAACTTCAGAATTGATAAAGAAATTAATGTAATGGCTTTATTAGCCTCAATTTTAAAAATAATAAATAATAAATAAAGTTATGAGTGAATCAAAACAACCACTTAATGTCAATGTAGACTTTAAGCAAACACAACCAATTACTTCACCTGATGGGAATCATGTATTTGCTGAAGGAGTAATTTTACGTAAGGTATCTAAATTTCTAACAGGTACTTCTGAGGATAGTATTATGCCTATTCCATGTTTCTATGATGTAGTGACAGGAAAAATATTAGTAGAACTGTTACCTAAAGAAGTTAGAGAAGAGTATGACAATATTTGATTGGTTAAAGGAAATTACCTATAATAAATCAAAATGGGAATCATTTACTGAGGAAGACAAAGAGTCATTTAATTGCTACATGATTCATCGTTTCCTCAGTATGAATCCTGAGTATATAGAGTTCGTGAATTTAGTGCAGACTTTTCCATATTCTGATAAGGAGAAAACATATAATATATATTTATATATGATACCTAAAAATAATATGTTCCTTAAATACATTAAATCTTCTAAAAAGAAAAAGCAAGAATCATTGCTTAAACATATTGCTAACTATTTTGAATGCTCATTTGGTGAAGCAGAAGAATATATTGATATATTAAGAGACTCAGGTGTGAAAAGTATACTTACTAAATTAGGTATTGAAGAGAAAGAACAAAAAAAGTTATTAAAAAATGGATAGTATAGTTACATCAATAATTAAGCAATTCAAAGAACGAAGTACAGCAGGTAAAACAAAGTATGGTACTGATTTAGACAGAACAGATCTATCTCTATTAGAGTGGGTTGAACATGCTAAACAAGAACATATGGATGCTATCCTATACCTTGAAAAACTAAAACAACAGTTTATTCAAGAAAACAAATAAATCAAATTTTGAGTACTAAAATACCATCGATAGTCAAAACTATCAGGAGCTATACTCCTCAAGAGATAAATTATGCTTACCATAAGACTATCTCTTATAGCCAGTTTTCTATTTATAAAGAATGTCCTCACAAATGGGAATTACAATATAAAGACGGATTACAGGAGTATAAACCTACAATTCATACTGTATTTGGGACTGCAATGCATGAAGTACTTCAAAGTCACTTAACAGTGATGTTTGAAGAAAGCGCAGCCGCAGCTGATAGGGTTGATATCGAGGAACAGTTTGAGGAAACATTTCGTAAAGTATACTTAGATGAGTATAAGAAAAATAAAAGTACTCATTTTAGTGGCGCTACCGAAATGAGAGAGTTCTATGAAGACGGACTAAACATACTTAGCCAGTTTAAAAAGAAACGAGGACAATATTTTAGTAAAAAAGGATGGCACTTAGTTAAGGTTGAGTTACCAATTGTAATGACGCCTAATAACGCGTTTAAAAACGTATTATTCAAAGGCTTTATCGACTTGGTATTATATCACGAGCCCACTAATACATTTAAGATAATCGACTTTAAGACGTCTACTCGAGGATGGAATGATGAAACTAAGAAAGATGAAGGTAAACAATTCCAATTGATACTTTATAAGTATTTCTTTAGTAAACAATTCAGTATTCCTGAAGATCAAATTGAAGTTGATTTTCTTATACTAAAGAGAAAGATATGGGAGGAAAGTGAATTTCCTCAAAGTCGTCTTCAAGAATATACTCCTCCAAGTGGTAAAATTAAAATAAAGAAAGCTGTGACAGCAATTAATAACTTTCTTGAACAATGTTTTAACACTGATGGCTCATATAAGGACACTACTCACCCAATTACTGTGAATAAGAATTGTCAATGGTGCCCTTATAATGACAAAAAAGATTTATGTAATAAGTAACTTTTATTAATTTTATATATATTTATATACAAATAAAAGCTATGAGTAAAAAAGAAATGACACTAACAAGTGTCAAAGTACAAAGCGAGTTATTTGAAGATTTTAAAATGAGTTGTGTAAAACATAAGTTTTCTTTACAAAAGCTTGTAGATCGCACAGTCCATTTATATCTTACAGATGAAGAATTTCGCAAGAATATCCACAATCACAACAATTTAAACCGATAAAAGTTATATGAATTCAAGTTTTGCTTATCTTCCCCAGAATGAGAGGAAGAAAATCTTACTAATCTGTGACGATATTAGAGTACACTCAGGTGTAGCTACAGTCGCTCGAGAATTAGTGTTAAACACAGCCCAACATTTTAATTGGGTAAACATAGGAGGAGCTATACAGCACCCAGAACAAGGTAAACGATTAGATCTATCTGAAGATACTAACGCTAACACTGGGTTAAATGACTCCTCAATTATACTTTATCCAAGTAATGGATATGGGGATGCTAATTTAATTAGACAACTGATTAAAATAGAAAATCCAGATGCTATTTTCTTAATTACTGATCCAAGATATTTTATTTGGTTATTCCAAATTGAGAATGAGATTAGAAAGAAAATGCCTATTATCTATCTTAACATTTGGGATGATTATCCAGCTCCAATGTATAATAAAGGATATTATGAGTCATGTGATGCTTTATTAGCTATATCAAAACAAACTAAAAATATTAATGAATTAGTATTAGGTGATAAGGCTAAAAATAAAATCATTGAATATGTTCCTCATGGATTAAATGAAGAGGTATTTAAACCACTTGATAAAAAAGATAAAGAATTAATTGAATTTAAAAAACAATTGTTTGGAGGTAAAGAATTTGATTTTGTTATGTTCTTTAATTCTAGAAATATTAGACGTAAACAAATTCCTGATACATTATTTGCTTATAAAATCTTTATTGATTCATTAACTGATGAGCAAGCAAGAAAATGTGCTTTTGTATTACATACTCAAGTAGTAGATGATAATGGTACTGATTTAGAAGCAGTAAGAGAAATGTTATTTGGAAATGATTCTAAATACAATATTATATTCTCTAACCAAGTGTTAGATCCTAGAGGAATGAATTTATTATATAATTGCTCTGATGTTCAAGTCTTATTAACTAATAATGAAGGATGGGGATTAAGTTTAACTGAAGCAATTTTAGCAGGTAATCCAATTATTGCAAATGTAACTGGTGGGATGCAAGACCAAATGCGTTTTAGTAAGAAAGGTAAGTGGATTGATTTTAGTGCTGATTTTCCTTCAAACCATAATGGTACTATTAAAGAACATGGCGAATGGGCGTTCCCAGTATACCCAACTAATAGATCAATTCAAGGTTCTCCATTAACACCTTACATTTGGGATGACAGATGCAATGCTGAAGATGCAGCAGAACAAATTAAAGCTGTTTATAATCTATCTAAAGAAGAAAGACAATCATTAGGATTAAAAGGTCGTGAATGGGCTTTATCAGATGAAGCAGGATTTACAGGAGAAAAAATGGGTCAAAATGTTATTAAAACATTAGACAAATTATTTAAAACTTGGAAACCAAGAGAAAAATATGAGTTAGTAAATGCAAATGAAACTCAACCAAAAATAGTACCACATAAATTAGTTTATTAATAAAAAGTTATATGAGCAAACCGTTATTTTTTATATCATGTCCTATTGATACTTACTCAGGATATGGAGCACGTTCTCGTGATTTAGTTAAAGCAATTATTGAGTTAGATAAATACAATGTAAAAATTCTTCCTCAAATGTGGGGGAATACACCTTGGAACTTTATCAATGATAATCCAGAATGGGGATTTTTAAATAATTACATTTACAACCAACCTCAACTACCTAAACAACCAGAAATTTGGATGCAAATTACTATACCAAGTGAATTTCAACCAATAGGAAAATATAACATTGGGGTAACAGCTGGGATTGAAACAACATTATCACCTGGTGATTGGATTGAAGGTATTAATAGAATGAATTTAGTATTAACTTCATCTGAACATTCAAAGAAAACATTTATTGATACTGTTTTACAAAAAGTAGATCAACGTTCAAATCAAGTTATTGGGGAAGCTAAAGTTGAAAAACCACTTGAAGTATTATTTGAAGGAGCAGATGTTAATGTTTATAAACCACTTGATAAAGTAGATTCATTTCCTGAGTTAAACAATATTAAAGAAAAGTTTGCTTTTCTATTTGTTGGACATTGGATTAATGGTGATTTAGGAGAAGATAGAAAAAATGTTGGATTATTAGTTAAAATGTTTTATGAACTATTTAAAAACAAAAAAGACAAACCAGCGTTAATTTTAAAAACATCTCAATTTGGCTCATCATACTTAGATAGAGATGAAATTTTAAGAAAAATTAATTTTATTAAATCATCAATTAACAGTAAAGATTTACCTAATGTTTACTTACTACATGGTGAATTTAGTGATAATGAAATGAATGAGTTATACAATCATGATAAAGTTAAAGCAATGATTAACTTAACTAGAGGTGAAGGATTTGGACGCCCATTACTTGAATTTAGTTTAACTAAAAAACCAATTGTGACAACTAATTGGAGTGGACATACAGATTTCTTACATCCTGAATTTACAACATTATTACCTGGTAAATTAACAGATGTGCACCCAAGTGCTGCAAATCAATGGTTACTAAAAGAATCACAATGGTTTTCAGCAGATCTAGGTCATGCTGGGACAGTTGTTAAAGATATATTTGAAGATTATAAAAAGTATATTGATGGAGGTAAACGTCAAGCTCATAAAAGTAAAACTGAGTTTAGTTGGGAAAAAATGAAGAGTAAAGTAGATGAATTATTTACTAAATACATTCCTGAGTTCCCAAAACAAGTAGAATTAAAATTACCTACTTTAAAGAAAATTGAATTACCTAAATTACAAAAAGAAGAAACAAATGGATAAAATTATTAATTGTCCTAAATCAGGAGGTGACTTGTGTTATGAAACACAGGTCACACCTGAAATAACAAATTGGATGTCATTATCATGTGGGTTCTGGACTAACTCACTTATGACTGAGGGAAGTGAATTTTACATTGAACAGTTTGAAGTACTTCCTGAGTTATATAAAGCATTAGCTTGGATTGATCCTGAGACTAAATTAACATGGTTGCCACAAACAATTAATGAACCTAAACAAGGTATGGTGTTTGCTAACGGATCAGAACCAGATAATTGGATGTGGGCAGCTGTAAAAGCAGTCCCAGTAATTGAAGAAGAAAAACATAAATTCCCAATTCCAAAACAACCAGGTAAGTTTTATGAATATAGAATGGACATGGAAACACTCCAACATTTTAATGAAAGAGATTTTATAGAAGCTTTAGATTATATTGGCTTATTAACAAAATAATATTATATTAGGTTATATGAAAATTAGTTATGGTTTAACAGTTTGTAATGAGCATGAAGAATTATTAAATCTCATTACATATTTAAAAGATAGAATAGATTCTGAGGATGAGATAGTTGTTGTTTATGATCAAAACAGAGTTACTGATGAAGTACTAAATGTATTAGATCAATATAAAAATGATATACACTCACACCCATTTAATTTCCAGCAAAACTTTTTAGAAAATAAAAACTTTATGAACAGTAAATGTTCTGGAGACTATATTTTTCAAATTGATGCTGACGAGATACCAGAAGAATTCTTAGTTCAAAATCTAAAAACAGTCTTAGAACTTAACCCAGTTGACTTACTTATCTCACCTCGTAAAAATTTAGTTCCAGGTTTAACACCTGAACATATACAAAAATGGGGATGGATTGTAAATGAACAAGGATGGGTAAATTGGCCTGATTGTCAAAAACGTATCTACAAAAATGATCCGTCTATTAAATGGACTGGACATCAAGTACATGGTATGGTTGAAGGATATAAAACTTATATTGAGTTACCACTTCAAGAAGAATGGAGCATAATTCATAATAAGACTATTGATCGACAAGAAAAACAAAATGAACGTTACGCTAAAATAGATTTAGGACAATTAAAATAAATAAAAATGGAAAGAAAGTATTTACCAACATTAAGTGAATTGATTGATCGTCTATCAATTACACAGTTAAAAGAAGTATTCATTACAGATCATAAAGCAGAATATGCCGCTGAAATAGCTGATATAGTACATGATATTCAATTACATTTAGATGAATGTAAAGAGCCAATCACCGCTGAGACAATTCGTGCTATTGTAGTTTTATCACAAATGAATCTTCATATCTGGCATAATGAATCAAATGTTAGAAGTGGGAAATCAGGACCAAATGCATTAGCTTTAACTCATGGGTTAAATGGTATTCGTAATACATCTAAAAATCAAATTCAAGAAGTAATGGGTGGTCGTAAAGACTATAAAATTGATTGCTTAGCAGCTGATTTTAAAGATTGGGAAATATCATGGAAAACAAAGTAGACTATCCAAATATGAAATCTACAGTTAATACTCAAGGAGAAGTAGTAACTCAGATTATACATTTTGTAGGTGGAATTAAAAGAACATACCATGGTATATTAACATCATCTATAAAACAAGGTCAATTTACTAAGTTTAAATGTATTGATGGAAGTATGGTTATGATAAATGATGAAAATGTTTTATGTATTGAAATTTTTACTGAAAAGTTATGATAATAGGAAATGGAAGTGTAGCCAAAGTTCTTACAGATAAAGAAGATATTGTATTTTTTGCCTCAGGAGTTAGTAATAGTTCATGTTTAGATGAAAATGAATATACTCGTGAATTTAATTTACTTAAAACTGTCCCAACTGATCAACATATAGTATATTTTTCAAATTTAGGAATATATTATAAACATGATAGATACACTCAACATAAACGTGAAGTTGAGGAGTATATTCGAAATACTTTTAAAAGTTATACTATTGCTAGGATAGAAGTATGTGAGTGGGTTAAAACACCTCATACTATTTTAAATTATTTTAAAAAACAATTAAGTGAAGGAATAGAACCTGTAATTCAAGATACTACAAGGTATGTTTTAAGTTTAGAAGAATTTTTATATTGGGTGAATTTAATTCAACCTGGTGTAAGAAATGAAATGAACATATTAGGTAGAAAATTGACTATAGCTCAAATTGTTGAAGAAATAAAACAAGGTAAATTATGATTCGAGTTAAAGTATTTTATTTAATAATGCCATGGCAAATAGATTATGCTTTATTATCATATACTCAATTTAAAAAATCAAAGTATTACTTAAAAGACGATGTTGAAGTTACTATTGATACACATTTAAATCTTTCTAGTTATATAACAGATTGGGATAACAGTGAATTACCTAAAGAATTTTTTATTAAAAAGTATAATGATTTAGCTGTTCTTCTTAAAGACTATAAACATAATTCAATCATATATGATGGTGAAGAAAATTATGGTCTACTAGACATGCAAAAGATAGCATACGGAGAAGAATTTGATTACTACATACCAGTATGTCCTGATATATACTTTAGTGAACATTTACTTTTTTCATTAATAGAATCAGCTAGATTAGCACAAAATAAATATTTTGTTATAACTCCTGAGATACATAAAATGTGGGACAATACTTGGGATGAGATCACTAACAAAGAATATATGAATGTTCCTTATGAAAAATGGAATGATGTAGATATATTTGACATTAGGTATAATCTAAAATCAGCAAGTAGTGATATGTTTTTAGAGCCTACAGCGAGGAGTAAATGGGCTATTTGGTTTGACATCTATAACAAAGCATTCTATGAAGACTTATGCCCAGTACATGATGATTGGATAGGTTATGGACCTTGGGATTGGTACTCTAATTTACTTTCAGAGCATATTAAAGTTCTTGGAGTTGATTTTCAACAGTATGTTTTAAGAGGACAAACTATTTTTGAATATTCTGTTGGTGATTGGAAAGATAGAGACATTACTAGTTCATATAAAGAATTTTTAAAAATAAAAGTAGGAGCTAAAGAACAAAGAGAAAAATTTGAAGCTAGAATGATGGAATACTTAAATAAAGGAGTTCAAATGATAAAAGAAAAAAATATTATATGATAAAAGAAAAATACTCAGGAGAAATTATTGACAATTTAATAAATTTCTTTAAATTAAATGTAAAAGGAATATTACATGTTGGAGCTCATAAATGTGAAGAATTAGATGTATATTTAAAATACACAGACTCTAATAGTATATATTGGATTGAAGCTATAGAATATTTAGTTAAACAAAATTTAGATAATATACCTAATCTAAACATTATAAATGAGGTGATAGGTGATAAAGATGGAGTAGAAGTTGAGTTTAAAATAACAAATAATACTTTAAGTTCATCAATTTTAGAATTAGGTGAACATAAAGATTTACATCCTAATGTTATTGTTACCGATGTATTAAAATTAAAAACTAAAACATTAGAAACTATTTTTAATGAAAATTCATTACATGGTAAATTTAACACATTAGTTTTAGATCTACAAGGAGCTGAAATATTAGCTTTAAAAGGATTAAAAGATATAATTAATGAGTTTGATATTATCTACACTGAAGTAAATGAGAAAGAAATATATAAAGAATGTTGTATTTTAGAAGATTTAGACTTATATTTAAATCAATACAATTTTGAAAGAAAATACTTAAACACATTAAATAACTATGGAAACGCTTTATACATCCGAAAACATTAAAAATCTTAATACTAAAGGATTTACAGTTATAGATAATGTCTTATCTTTAGATTTAGCAGAAAAAATTTATGATGCTTATAATGAAGAAACTGAATGGGATTTATTTAATCAAGTAAGAGAAAAACATTACAGTCATGTTTTTAAATCACCTAACCCATACCTTCCTCAAGAGACAGAATCTTACTCAGCTAAATTTAATAGGTCATCTAATTTAGAGAACTCTAGTTTAATCACAAATACATTTAATAACATATTAGTACCGTTATTAAAATCTGTATCCCCATTTCATGTGGATGAATTTGATGTTAGATGTTATAAATTAGATAAAGATAATCATTATAGAACACATATTGATGATTACGCTGGGACTATTAATTTAATTTATTATGTTAATAAAGAATGGAGATGGGATTGGGGAGGAATATTAAATATAGTATCACATGATGATTTAGAATTATGTGAATCCATTTTTCCTAAATTCAATAGAGTAGTATTACTAAATAATAAAGTATTTAGATCACCTCACTTTGTCAGTTCTGTTGAGTCATTTGCTTTAAATTCTAGATATTCTATTGTCTCATTTAATAAATAAAATATGAAAATACTTTCTAATTTTAGATCAGAAAATGATCCTTATTTTTTATTCATTAAACAAAGATACAGTAATAAACCTATCACATTTTGGTATGATAAATTACCTGAGTCTATTAAACAGTTAGAATTAAATCCTTACAATTTTTTATTCTTACATGAACCAAATGAATTTTTTGGTTATCATACTAATACGCTTAAGTTAAGTCATTATTACACAGCTATATTAACATGGAATGATATGTTATTAACTCAATGTGATAATGCTATTAATTTCACTTATAATGGGCAAACATTAGATGATGAATTTATAAACAATATTAGTGGAAAAGAATTTAATATTTCATTTTTATGTGGTACTAAAGAATTAGTTGATGGGCATAAATTAAGACAAGAAGTATATAAATTAAAAGAAAAAATTCAAATCCCTAAAAAATGGTATTATGTTTTAGATGATTATGATCAAGTAACTAATACTAGACCTGGATATACTGATTATTCTAAAGATTTATCTCATATTCCTCAAGGAGTAGATCCTATAGGATATGGTAGAAGAGTGTTGTTTAATAATTCTATGTTTAATATTGTTATAGAAAATGTAAACTACAATAATTGGTATAATAAGATAGGTGATAATTTTTTAACTAAAACTATTCCATTATATTGGGGCTGCCCTAATATAGCTGAGTTTGGGTATGATGAAAGAGGTATCATTAGATTTAATAATGAAAATGAATTATTAAATATTATTAACAACTTAACACCTGAAATTTATAAAGATATGCTGCCTTATATTAATCACAATTATGAATTAGCTAAAAAAGATACTTTTGAAAATAATATAAGCCAATTTTTTGATAATTTTTTTAATATAAATAACATATGATATTCCCAGAAGTAAAAGTATACCAACCAGATGTATTTGAAGATTTTAGAGGTGAATTATTTACACTGTATAAACAAGAAGAAAGTGATTTACATTTTAACCATGATAAAGTTTCTATATCAAAACAAAATGTTTTAAGAGGATTACATGGTGATAATAAATCTTGGAAATTAATTACTTGTTTAGCAGGAGAAGTATATTTAGTTATTGTTGATAATAGACCTAATTCTGAAAATTATTTAAAATGGGATTGGATAGTATTAACAGCTAAGAATAGAAAACAAGTTTTAATCCCACCTAAATTTGCTAATGGTCATTTTGTTTTAAGCTCAGAAGCTACATTCTTCTATAAATGGTCTTACCCAGGAGAATATCCGGATGTTGAGAGTCAATTTACTTTAAAATGGAATGATCCAAATATAAACATTCACTGGCCAAGTAATAATCCAATACTATCAAAAAGAGATAAATAAGAATATGAAAAAAATAACAACACAAGATGTAGAAAATATTGTTGGTTTCCCAATCAGCAATTATTGTAAACAAACTATAGAAGATTTTAATCTTGAATATCAAACTTTAACTCAACAAGAAAGAGATAAAGTTATACTAGACATGATTCATCATATTAATCTAAATTTAGAAAAAGCAGGTAAACATCGTTTAGAAAAATGGGAAAATGGATGGGATGAGAATCTTGAACTATTAAAAGCTGGGAATCATGTAAGTAGTTTAGTTCCAAAATATTTTGGAAAGTATGATGTCATGAGGTGGAAAGGTGATTTTATAAAAAGTAATATTAAATATTTTGATTATTATCAACTTGTTATATTAGTAGATGCTATATTACATGAATATATAGGAAATAAGTATAATAATGTATTTGAATTTGGTTGTGGTCCTGCTTATCATTTATTACGATTTGGAGAATTTAATAATAATATCAACCTAATAGGATTAGATTGGGCTACTTCATCACAAAATATTATTCAAAATATAAATGAGTTAGGAATAAATAATAAAATAAAAGGATATAATTTTGATTTCTTTAATCCTGATTACCAAATAGACATTCCTGAAAGTAGTGCTGTGTTCACTTGTAATGCTTTAGAACAAATAGGTGAAAATTATAAGGATTTTATTGATTTTCTTTTAGTTAAAAAACCTGACATTTGTATTAATTTTGAACCAATCCCAGAACTTTTAGATAAAGATAGTCTAGTTGATCAATTATGTGTAATGTATTCTGAAAAGAGAAATTATTTAAAAGGATATTTATCTTATTTAGAACAATTAGAAAGTGAAGGAAAAATTGAAATAATTCTAAAGAAAAGGCTATTTGGAGGTTCATTATATTTAGAAGGATACCCATCAGTAATATGGAAAATTAAAAAATAATATGAATACTATTATTGAAACTAGAAAAAAAGTTTATAAAAACTTACCTAAAAATTATCTATCATTAAATGATTTAGTATTATTGTATGATATTGATGAAAATGATTATAATAACTTAATTGAGTCTGTTAAAAACTATATACTTAAATCTTTAAGTTTAGCTTATAATAAGGAATTTATTTGGAGTGATACATTTTTAGAAGATAATAATGATTTAATCTTAAATCTACCTAATAAAACTCCAAATGGAGTTATTAAACCTAAAAAAGAAATTGAAGATCAATATACTCAAATACAATTTAGTATTAATAAAATATTAACTAATTTAGGATTATATTCTCATATAGGACAAATGGTTCTACCTAATATTAGATATAAAAATTCAAATGAGAGTACTGATACTAAAAATAGACCATATTACACTAGTAAATTTCATTCTGATGCTTGGATAGGCCATAAAGGAGATTGCCAGTTATTAATAGGTGTTTTAGGAGATATAGATAACAACACAGTTGAATTTAATGAACCAATTAATGTTCATGATAATTACTTAGATAAAGCGGAAAGTTTTGATGAAGGAAATACTCGATATGAACAATTTAATATATTAGGAACATTAACTAAAGGAAAATTAGGTATAATGGATCATGCTTGTTTACATAGAACTTTAATTAAGGAAAATGGTAAATCTAGAGTATCAATAGATATAGCAACTATGATTAATAGTGAGTATTCTCACATATATGATGAAGGATATGATCCAAATATGTACACATATCATTCTTCTGAAGTAATTCAATCTATAGGAAAAACTCATAAATATACTATTAATGAACCATTGGATTCATTATCAACAACAGTAAACATTATAAAGAATGTTTAAAATATCTTGGAAAATTAAAAAAATAATATTATATTAAATTATATGAAAATACCATCACAATACACTAAAGTTAGAGATGTCAATATGACACCTCAAGAACTTATTGCTTTTGAAGATAGAGTAAAAGACGCTTACGAAGCAGGACAGGTAAAAGGACCTGTTCATCTATCTAAAAATAATGAAGAACAATTAATAGAATTGTTCCAATATATTCATCCTGATGACTGGGTATTCTCAGCTTGGAGAAACCATTATCATGCTTTACTTCATGGAGTTGATTCTGAGAAATTGTTCTCATGGATATCTGAAGGTAGAAGTATGGGTACTAATAATGTTAGTCCTAATTTTTACGCTTCATCTATTGTAGGAGGAATTGTTCCATTATCATTAGGAGCAGCTATGGGATTGAAAAGGAAAAATTCACCTCGTAGAGTTTGGTGTTTTATAGGTGATATGACTATGGAAACAGGAGTGTTTCATGAAGCATACAAATACTCTCAGAATTTTAATCTACCATTACAATTTGTAGTTGAAGATAATAACTTAAGTGTTCACACACCTACTGATATTGCTTGGGGTAAAAGAATGGATGTGCCTGAGAATGTTATTTATTATTCTTATAAAATGTCATATCCACATCATGGAACAGGAAAATGGGTTAATTTTTAATTATTATGAAATACAAATTTGAATTAGTTAGAGCAATGGAATGGCTTGGAGCCAAACCTAATACAGTATTTACAGGACAAGCAATTGGTTTTAGTGGCCACGCTATCTCAAATACTATGGAAAAAGTACCTCAAGACAAACGAATTGAACTACCAGTACTTGAAGAAACTCAATTAGGAATGGCTACAGGAATGGCTATGACAGGATGGGTTCCAATTACATGCTACCCTCGATTTGATTTCTTTATCTTAGGTTTAAATCAATTAGTTAACCATTTAGATAAAATGCAAGATATGTCTAATGGGGATATGAAACCAAAAGTTATTATTAGAGTAGCAGTTGGATCAAAAGTTCCATTTAGCGCTGGTCCTCAACATACTCAAAACCATACTGAAGCAATTAGAAAAATGCTTACTGAAGTAGAGGTAGTTGAGTTAATAGAACCTGAACAAATATTTGAAGCATTTCAAACTGCTTATGAAAGAGAAGATGGTAAATCAACATTAATTATTGAACATGCTGAGTATTATGGGACAAAGTAATTTTAATTGGCCTCTTATTAATGATAATATTTCTCAAACAGATAGAGAAGTATTAGCTGATTTTTGTTTAAACGGAGAACGTTTTACAAATGGACCTAAAGTAAAAGAATTTGAGAACATATGGTCTGAATGGTTAGGTGTTAAACATAGTGTTATGGTTAATTCAGGAGCATCAGCTAATTATATCTCAATAGCTATGGTTAAAGAATTATTAGGTGAGGGAGAGATTATAGTACCACCTTTAGGATGGGTATCAGATATTTCATCTGTAGCTCAATTAGGAATGACACCAGTATTTGTAGATATAAGTTTTAATAATTTAGCTATAACAGCTGAAAATATTAAACGAGCTATCACTCCTAAAACAAAAGCAATTGTATTGATACATTGTTTAGGTTTTAATGGTATTAATGATGAGATTATTAAAATAGCTAAAGATAATAACTTAATCTTAATTGAAGATTGTTGTGAGTCACATGGTGCTATGTTTGGTGATAAAAAAATAGGCTCAATAGGAGATATTTCATTATTTTCATTTTATTTTGGTCATCATATAACAACTATTGAAGGTGGAATGGTATGTGTTAATAATCCTAAATTATATGATTTAGCTAAATTATTCCGCTCACATGGTATGACTAGAGAAGCATCAACTGAATTGCAGAATGATTATCAAAACAAATATCCTAAATTAAATCCATTATTTACATTTGCTGTAGCTGGGTTTAATATGAGAAGTACTGAGTTAAATGCTGTACTAGGGATTGAGCAAATGAAACGTATTGATTATAATATTAACAGACGTGTTGGGAATCTTAAAACATGGTTGGATCATTTAGATTCAAGTAAATTCATGACTAGTTTTACAACTCAAGGAAATAGTAGTTTTGCTTTACCATTAATACTACAATGGTCTAATGTTAATAAATTAAAAGATGTTTGTAAGATATTAGAAGAAGAAAAAGTAGAGTATAGATTAGGGACCGCGGGAGGTGGGAATCAAGCGCTTCAACCATATTTAAAAAAGTTTAATTATCGAATTAATGATAGACTACCTGTAGTTGATTATATTCACTTAAACTCACTTTATATCGGTAACCATCCTGAATTAACAGATGAACAAATTATTAACCTTTGTAATAAATTAAATAATGTTTAAAAATCAAAAAGTTTTAGTTACTGGTGGTGGTGGAATGATTGGCCGCTCATTAGTGAAGTTTTTACTAGAAAAAGGAGCTAAAGTAACCATAGCAGACTTAACCCAACCTTCAGATTTACCTAAAGGAGTAAAGTATAAAAAAATAGATTTAAGATACTTTGACCAGTGTGAAAAAATTTGTAATGGTATGGATTATGTCTTTAATCTAGTGGGTATTAAAGGCTCACCTAAAATGTGTGCTGAACAACCAGCTGATTTTATGGTACCGATGCTTCAATTTAATACTAACATGATGGAAGCAGCTCGTAGAGCAGATGTTAAATGGTACTTATATACTAGCTCAGTTGGAGTATACGCCCCAGCAGATGTATTTAAAGAAGATGATGTATTAAATACAGTTCCATCGCCTAATGATCGTTTTGCAGGTTGGGCTAAGAGAATGGGTGAAATGCAAGCAGAAGCATATTCTATTCAGTATGAATGGAATAAAGTATCTATTGTTAGACCAGCTAATGTATATGGAGCATATGACAATTTCAACCCAGCAAATGCAATGGTTGTTCCTTCATTGATTAGAAAAGCTCAAGAAAATAATATATTGGAAGTTTGGGGTGATGGCTCAACAATTAGAGATTTTATTCATGCTGATGATGTAGCTTTAGGAATGATATTTGCTGTTGAAAATGGAATTACCCAACCATTAAACTTAGGCTCAGGAGAAGGTTACTCAATTAAAGAAGTGGTTGATATGGTGGTTAAATACTCTAATAAACCATTAGAAGTAAAATGGCTAACTGATAAACCAGCTGGAGATAAAATTCGTTTATTTGATATGACTAGAGCTAAATCACATGGATTTGACATCTCAGTATCATTAGAAGAAGGAATTAAAAGAACTACTGAGTGGTTTCTGAATAATAAAGAAATTTTAGATAAACGTTATAACGCATTTGTAAATCACTAATGAAAGATTTTTTAATAACAGGAATTAATAGTGGCTTAGGTAAGCATCTATATAATAATTTACCTAACTCATTAGGATTAAATAGAGATAATTTTGATTCTATAAAAGATGAAAGTTATCAAACTATAATACATTGCGCGTTTAATAAAGAAAATATTATTACTGATTATAAAAAATATCTAGATGATAATATTCTTCTAACTCAACGTCTTAAAAATTTAAAATATAATAAATTTATTTATATATCAACTATAGATGTTTATCAAGAATATCATAATATGTATTCTTTTTTTAAAAAATTCTCAGAAACATTACTAGATGATAAGGATTTAATTTTAAGATGTTCTATGATGTTGGGTCCAACTATGAAACCTAATCACCTAACTAAGATTAAATCTAATATTGATCATATATCATTATCAAAAGACTCAACATTTAATTATATTCTTATGGATGATTTAGTTGAGTTTTTTATAAGTAATGATTATTTAGGTTATTCTGGAGTGATTGATTTTGTATCTAATTCTAATATTACTTTAAATGAACTAAAACAAATTATCAATTCTACCACACAATTAGGAGAATATACTTATAAAAGTAATTTGGAATTTACAAATCCTATTTATAAATTAAATAATAAATATAATAAAACATCAATTAACAATTTAAAAAAATATGAAAGATTTCTATAAAGATAAAATAGTAGTAGTCACTGGAGGCTCAGGATTCATAGGTACTCACTATATCTTAGAATTATTAGAAAGAGGAGCAAAAGTTAGAACTCATACTCATGAAAAACCACTCCAAATTCAAAATGAGAATATTGAAATTATTGAAAATATTGATTTAACAAAACTAGAAGATTGTCTTAAATTAATAGAAGGAGCAGATTATGTGATCCACTCAGGAGGTAAAATAGCACACCCATCTACAGTTCCTACAGATATTCAAATATCAATGCAAAACATATTAGTATTAGGTAATGTACTAGAAGCATCTTATAAATTAAAAATTAAAAGATTTTTAGATCTAAATAGTTCAACAGGATATCCTGATAGACGTTACCCAATTAAAGAAGATGAATTTTGGGATGATGAACCATATAAAGCATATTATGGATATGGTTGGATGCGTCGTTATAGAGAAAAATTAATGGAACATGTTTATAAATTCTCAGGAATGGAAATAATGTTGGCTCGTGGAACTGCAATTTATGGTCCTAATGATAATTTTGATCCTAAAACATGCCATGTAGTTCCTGCTTTGATTAAACGAGTTTTAGATGATGAAAATCCATTTATAGTATGGGGTACACCAGATGTAGTAAGAGATTTTTTATATGTTAAAGATGTTGTTAAAGCAGCTTTACTAATATTAGAAAAAGGTGAACCTATGAGACCATATAATGTTGGAGCTGGGTATACTGTCACTGTAGGAGATATTGTTAATGCTATATTAAAGGCAACTGGTAAAACACCTGAAGTTGTTTATGATGATTCAAAACCAACTACTATACCATTTAGAATGGTCAGCACAGAACGTATTAATACTGAATTAGGATTTGAACCATCTTATACTTTTGAAGAAGGAATTAAGGAAACAGTTGAATGGTATATAAATAATAAAAAATAATGAATAAAGTTTTAATAACTGGAATTACAGGAATGGTAGGTTCACATTTAGTTGATTACCTATTAGAAAATACAGATTGGAAAATTTATGGTCTATGTAGATGGAATGATTCATTAGAAAATATTGAACATTTATCTGAGGACATTAATAAAAAAGAACGCATTGAGTTAGTATATGGTGATTTAAATGATTTAGCTTCATTAATATCAGCTATAAATAAATCAAAACCTGATTATGTTTTTCATTTAGCTGCCCAATCATATCCTCAAACTAGTTTTGATTCACCAATTGAAACATTACAAACTAATATTTTAGGAACAACTAATTTATTAGAAGCATTACGAGGCTCAAAATATAAAAATGCTATAATTCATGTTTGTGCATCAAGTGAAGTATTTGGTAGAGTACCTAAAGAAAAATTACCTATTAATGAGGAATGTTCATTCCACCCAGCATCACCTTATGCTATATCTAAAGTAGGAACTGATTTAGTAGGTCGTTATTATGCTGAAGCATATGGGATGACTATTATGACTACTAGAATGTTTACTCATACTGGTCCTAGAAGAGGAGATGTATTCTCTGAATCAACATTTGCTAAACAAATAGCAATGATTGAAGCTGGATTGCAAGAACCTAAAATATATGTTGGGAATTTAGATTCATTAAGAACATATGCTGATGTTAGAGACGCTGTTAAAGCATATTATATGTTAGTGACAATTAACCCTACATCAGGTGAATATTATAATATTGGGGGTGAATACACTTGTAAAATAGCTGATATGCTTGATTTCTTAATCAATCAATCAACTGTTCCTAATATTGAAATAGTAACTGACCCAGAGCGTTTAAGACCAATTGACGCAGATTTGCAAATACCAGACACAACAAAATTTAGAAACCACACAGGATGGAAACCAGAAATCTCTTTTGAAACAACTATGAAAGATCTTTTGGACTATTGGAGAAATAAAGTAAATTCAGGACGTAAATTTTTAAAACGATGAAAATATTAGTTATAGGTGATAGTTGCAAAGACATCTTTAGATATGGAAGAGTAACTCGAATAGCACCTGAGGCCCCAGTTC